ATTTTTTAGAATAAATTCATATAGTTTGAACTCTCTAACTAAGGAAGTCCTACCTGTGAAATGCTTTTTTAATATATCAATAGCAGGAGAATCTTTTTTATTTAAAGTATCTGCTGCAATTTGTTTTACAAGCAATTCAAAGATAAGCCCGGTATTACGGAATTTTGAGTGTTTTATCTTCATTATACACGTTTACATATATAAATATACATCAATTACCTAAATCTTTAATGTTGTCTTCGTTTAGTAACTCTGATGTATCTTCTTCTTTTTTACTAAAAACTATGTTCTTAAACATATCTTTATTTTGAAGGTAAACTGTGTTTGTTGATTGGTTTTCCATTACGTTATTATTATCCGATGGATAACCTCCTTTCATATCGATTTGTCCTAAAGGATCACGTCCTCCCATTGGATTATCTTGCGTACCGTAAACAGAAGCTTTTTCTCTAGGTCTGCCTCCTTCAGGTCCTGGCTGACCCCATTCTTGTTCTTTCTTATCTTCAACTTCTGAATAACCTGGTGGTAGTTTACCTGGTTCTCCTCCTTTTGGAGTAGCAACCGATCTTCTACCGTACATTGATGCAAGATCATGTGGTGTACCGTAAGTAACTCCAGATTTAGCAGGATCGTTTCCTTCACCTTCAATTTGAGCATTCCTAAATAATCTTTTAGTATCTTCTCTAACTAGATCTCTTTCTTGCATATAAGTATCTTCTGACATATCAAATATATTTTCGTAAATATAATCTGAAGAAAATAATTTACTGTCAGTCATTTGAGCAGCTAAATCTACCTTTTCTTTAAGTAGTGCTACTTTTTCTTGTTCAAATATTACAGATGGAGTAGATAACTTTATTTCAAAGTTAGTTAAACTTTCTCCAGTAAATCCTTGAGTATATAAATGTATAAGAGCTATTTTGGTAAGTTCAGATTCTAATATTTTTTGAACTCTTTCAACTGTTCTTGCAAATCTAATATCTTCTGCTGCTAAAGTTGCTTTACCTTGAAGATCTCCTTCATACCCAAAATATGCTTTTGGTATCTTAAGAGCAGCAAATAATTTAGATTGTAAATATTGAACGTCAGTTGTACCATCATAATCTAAACCTTTAGTAGTTTCTATTCTGGTAGAAGTATCTCCTCCTCTTACAGGTAGGTAATAATCTTCCATCATATTTTGAATATTAAACTTAAGGTTATAATTACCATCTTGACCTATATAAGGTGTCTTTTTCATTGCATTTATAGTCTTTTGCATGAATTGATCAACCTCATTAGGAGGTATAGAACCAACATTAATATAGAACATTCTCTTTTCAGGTGCTCTCATTATACGATGAATTAACATCGCATCTTCCATTAAGTTAGTTTGTTTGAATATTTTTCTAGCAGGCTCTATATAAGATCTACCGTAAGGTAAATATGTAACATCTGATAGTAATCTAAAGTGTGCTACTTCGTAGTTATCAAAAGTAATATTTTGCTTATTTGGTTTTTTAGTAACCATTGGATCAGATGCTGCTGCTATTCCATCTATTTCTAATTCAAATTTTACTTCATTAGGATTTTCAGGATCATATCCTTCATGTCTTATAATATTGTAAACCGTATAAGGTAACACGTTATATACTCCGAACTTCTCTGCTATTTCTAGCTTTAGGAAAAAGTCTCCGTATTTAAGCATATTACGTGTCCATGACCATAAATTAAATTCAATATTTAATACGTCATAGAATAAATTGTAAAGTACTCTTTGTATGTTTTCATCAGATGATTTTATTGCTAAAATCTCTCCTTGATCGTTTTTTATAGTTGCTTCATCACATACTATATCAAGAGCTGAAGCTATTATAGGATCAGTATCCATTGCTTCATAATCAGAATAAAGTTGTATTCTTAATGTTTGATAGTTTAAATTAGGGTTGTATACATTTCTATTGTTGTATACATATAATCTATTAAATCTATCAATTAAAGAGTTAGTTTGAACTCTTCCAGTTTTTTGTATTGAGTTTACATCAGCAACCTTTAACTGATCTCCTCCAATGTTACGTATTACTACGTCATTAGAAAATAATCGTCTTAGTCTGCCAAATAATGAAGTATCCGCCATTACGGTATTAGTTTAATATATATAAATAGTCTATTTTAATAACCAACTTATGTCTTCTTCACCATCGTTAGTCTTTATAATATAAGGATTTTCTCTCTGAATACCAACTGTTTGTATAACAGCGTTGTTTCTAGCATTGAGATTAGTAAAAGAAGATAGTTGAGCTCTAGCTAAATCTAATCCTTGTTGTCGTAGTTTTAATGCAGTATCTCTTACGTATAACGCTGTAGCACATGACATTATCAAGTCATCATTATATCTATCCTGTGCTTGTGCCTTACCGTTTTTCCATATAAAAACTCTCATTTCTTGCATTAATCTTTTAGATTGAATAGTAACTGAATGTTCTCTAATATACTCAATCATCTTTGCAATAACTAAAGGTCTTGTTCTCATAGACATAGTAAAGCCAGGTACTAATTGATCTCTTTCCCATTTACTCATATAAGATTCTACAGTGTCTAAATGATTTCTTGGAGAATAATATAAGTTTCTATATTCTCTTTCTAATATAGTTTCTATAGTAGCCCATCCAATATTTGCATTTTCTACTACTAACAATGCTTCGTTGTACTCTGCTGCTATACCAACTAACATATTACCAAAATCTTTAGGAGATAATTTACCTCTATATTCAGCTACTTGAATACAATTTTCTATATCAAATATATGAAATGCTGAATAATCAGTAGAGTCACCTCTAGCTACATCGGCTACTACCATATATGATTTAGTATAATCTACACCTTCCCATATCCATAAATTACCATCTACTCCTCTTCTTTCAAGAGCATCTTTTTCATACGTTTCTTCATAGAATAGCATATCTTCAGGTTCAAATACTGTATCACCAGAACTTAAGAAATCACAGTCACATTCTTGTCCTGCCATACGAGGGCCTAAATCTGCATCTTGTTGTTCTCTCCACGATTGATCTCTTTCTGGGTGAACCGTCCAAGGTAGTCTAATTGGTAAGAAACTATTTTCTCCTGCTTCAGCTTTTTCCCATGTTTGATGAAACCAGTTACCAATACCATTCGGAGTTGATAAAGCCATACATTGACCACCAGTAGCTAACGTTTGTTGAGCAGCAGTAAATGTTTCTTCTACATTATCTATAAATGCTGCCTCATCCATTAGTAATAATGATACCGCTTCTGATCTTGCAGCATCAGGTGAAGATGATTTAGCTTGTACTTTAGAACCATTCTTAAGTCTTAATGATAACTTGTTTTTTTCAACAGATGGTAACCTTAACCACTTAGGTAACTCATCATACATGAAGATAACTTTGGTTACTAAGTTACGAGCTGTAGCTTGAGTAGTAGCTAAAGCAAGAACGTTTTTATCTTTATGAAATAGCATTAGCCATAAACTATATGCTGCAGCCAGTGTTGATATACCAAGCTGTCTAGATTTTAAAGTAATAATATAATCATTATCTCTAAATAAATGTAATATTTTATCTTGAAATGGGTAAAGATTAAATAAGATCCTACCTCTAGTTGGGTGTTGAATATGGCAATACTTCTTCATGAAGTAGGCCGGATCTTTTGCACATTTAATATATTCCTGTGCTATTATCTTTTTTATTTTGTTTGACATAACTTTTATTCTGTTTCATCTTCTTCAAGATAGTCTGTAGGAAGAGAACTAAATATACCTATTCTAGGACCAAACCTAGTCGGGGTAATTTTTTGGAAACTAATTTCAGAGTTTTTTAAAGCATTAGCCATACTATCAGGAGAACCGGATGTGAAGAAAAACCTACCTTCATTACCCCCGACAGCTTTTTCCCCAAAGTCATGCACCATAAAATATTCAAATCCTTCAGTATTTTGGTATGCTAAAAAATGTTTTAGACCTACAGCAGTGTTTAAAGATCTAGCATCTTTAAAATCATCTTTAGTTACTTTACCAAGCCCTACTGTGTTGAGTATATCATTAAATATATTTACGATTTCATCTCCATGATCTTTATATAAATCTACCAGCAACTGATTAATGTCTTGTAGTAAATAGGGTTTACCTTGATAGGATGGTTTACCTGTTCCTTCAACTCCGAATTTTGAAAAAGCTTGTATGAAAGCTTGATTACCTATAGGTCTAAGGTTGGGTCCTAATTTTGCTCCTTGACCTTTTACTTCAAATTCTTTTTCGTTAATAGCTAAATCTCCTTTAGAGGAAGCATTAGTAACGTTATCAAAAAGTAGAACTAATGCCAATTCTCCCATTCCTACCCCTCTCTTTTTTTCGTCTTGTGCAGTGTGTCTAAAAACTGCTTTTACTACGTTGGTTGGTAAATTAGTTTGGGAAGCAATATCATTAAGTATGTTTCCTCCTCTGGTATCTGTAGAAAATTTAGCTCCTCCTTTTTGCAGATATTCAGAAAATTTTTTAGTATCTTCAACTGGTAGGTCCTCAATAATGTTTTGAATTTGTTGAGAATACTGTTTATATATTTTATCTCCGAAACCTTTTTCTTTTACCTTATTTCTTATATTTCTATAATTACCAAAATTAGTGACTCTTTGGTAAAGTTTTTTTATCTGTTTGTCATCTAATTTAGCATTTTTGACATAGTTGATGATATCTTGTTTGGAAATTTCTTTAGGTTCTCTTTCTTCTTCAGAAATAAGATTTGATATTAACTTATCTAAAATAGCTTTATCTTCTAGGTTATTCATATCTGGAGTACCTGATTTAGTTCTCCAAGCCCACTCATTATATAGCTTATCTGTAACGTTCATTATGCTTCTGGTTCTTCTGCTGGTTCTTCAAAATCTATCTCTTCTCCACCTAAGTCAGCTCCACCGCCTTCTTCACCGCCACCTAAAGCGTCTACTTCATCTCCACCTTCTTCTCCTCCTCCAGCAGCATCATCTCCAGGAAAGTCTCCTCCTCCACCGCCGCCACCGCCTCCGGTGTCTACGTCAGCAGGTTCTTCTTCACCAGCTCCAGTCATAGGTGCTTCTTTATAAAGTACTGCAAGTTTATCTAATGCTTGTTGATAGTCTGCTATGTTGGATAGTAAATATTTTTTACCCATTATTTGAGCTTCAAAAGTTTTACCAGTCCATTTTAAAATATAGTCTTGACCATTCTTTAGATTAATTCTAAATGAAGTAGGTCTGGGAGATATCCAATCTATTTTATCTACAAACTCTTTAAAATCATCAGTTTGTAATTTTATTATAGCAGCTTTTAAAGTAGGAAACTTACCCAATATAGTATCGGTAGCATCTTCTAATACAGCACCTTCGTCATCTCCTGGCTCTTCTGGTGTTGGTTCTTCTTCTTGTTCTTCTAATTCATCTAAAAGATTTTCTTTTAATAAGTTTTTTTCTTCTGCAATAATACTAACATGGGTTTTAAATAAATCAACTAACTCTTGTAAAGCTACCCTTCCTCTTATTACAGCATATTGGTCTGGTCTTTCTATTCTCAGATATCTTTGTAATTTTCTAAAGTTAGTTTTTATAAGTTCAAATAATTCTCTTGCAGCTTTATCTGTTCTTACGTCTTTAGATCTCATCAAGACTTTAATATCATCTACTATATCCTGAAAGTCATCATACATTTTATTAAATGATGGAATAGGTATAACCTTATGAGTTACTTCACCAGTTTCTTTATTTTCACCATCAAACTTCATATAACGAGAAAGATCGTCACTAAAGAAATCTTTCGGATGCAATTTACCGTACCTTTTTTCTATAGCATTTTTAAAAGCAACGGGTAAGTCTTCAAACTTTTTTCGTTCACTTATAGTTGCATATTGCTCTAAAATTATTTTTTCTAACTCAGATTTTTTCATTTTTTTTCTTTTACTAAAGTACTAATATATTTTTGCTGAGCATCATGTCCTTTTACAGACTTTTTCAATTGCTTTACAATATCTTTTAATTTAGATCTTTCTTTTTTAGATAATTCAGCTTCATATACATCGTGAGGATTTACAGGTCCATCAGAGTCCATATAAGCTTGTATTACTTTAAGACTTAACATATATTCTTCTGCAATAGCAGCTATTACTTCGGCAGCTTCTTCTCTTTCTTCAAATCCTGAATTGGCAGCTCTATCGCTAATGATACTTTTAATATCGTCCATATCACCTCTACCTTCATCTAATTCTTGACCTACTCCTATACCTGCTACTTTCTTTTGTAAAGCATCTTCTAACTCTCTTTTCTTTTTAGTTAAGAGCTTTAGAGTATCTACTACTTTTACTTTTCTATCGTTATTAGGTCCTAACATTACAGTTGCCTCAGGTCCTTTTTCTTTATAGATCTTAGCAAGCATTTTCATTCTACTAACTATCTGATCGTGCATAAATTGCATATCATCTACTTTAATATTTTTACCTTGTGGTACTGGGTTATTATCTTCATCCATATCCTCTTCCTCATCTGAATCGTAAATACTTTGTACTATAGAAGATAGTGTAGTATCGTATGAATTACTACTATCACCGAAATTAAATGCACCATATGCATCTCCTTGAGATAAATAATTAGGAAATGATTGAGCTATGATATCTCTTGCTTCACCTCCTAATTGACCAGCTTGATCTAATATTCTTTCTAATTCTTCTAAAGCATCTCTTTGATCATCACTTAACTCTTCTTTTAACTCTCCTTTTTCAGCTTTAGTAGCATAGATTGCTTTTCTTTGAGCATCAGATTTATATTTACCTTCTTTTGTTAGACCGGTAAGTTTTTCAAATTGCTTTTTATCAATCTCACCTTTTAGTAAAGCTACAACGTGTTTTGTAATATCTTCACCTGTTTCTTGGTTAGTTACCATCATTTCTTTTACTGCATCAGTATAAGCCATATTAGTAGGATCGCCTTCTGAAGGTTTGATTTTAGTGGTCATACCATCAGATGCTTTTTTACCTTCTTTAGCCATAATAGTTACTCCACCTGCTTGATTAGGAGCTGCATGATGACCATGTTCTTTTGCTCTTTTCATTATACGCTCTTTAGTAGCGTCATCTAAAGGTTCAGTAATAATAAATTTATTACCTTCTCTTTTATAAGGAATACCTCCTGCTACTTTATCTACATTTTCTAAAGCTAATTGATCTATAGCAGGTTGTTTTTCTTCTGAATCTAAATAATGATATGCTTTTTGCATATAATCTTTAGCTAATATTAACTTAGCTTGCCACCAATTAGGAAAATCTACTTCACCATCGAAGTTATCATACTTTTGTAATTTCTTTACTAACTTAGCTGCATATTGTGCAGTTTCAAATGCTGTTGATTGTAACATATCTGGTTCATCATCTTGATGTCCTATATCTTTATCTTCTTTTTGAGCCATTTTTTTAAATCTTATATGAGGTAACATTTCATCTGGTTCTAAAAACGTTCTTGAACCTTTTGGATCTACATGAGGTCTACCGTAATCATCTTTATCGTCGGCTTCAGATAATGGCATATTGGTGTCTACTATGTCTACACCGCTACCCATTAAATCATCTTCCATTCCTGGGTCAAAATCTTTTTTATGTATATAGAATATTATATTACCAGCTCCATCATCGTCTACTATATCAGCAAATCTAACTGGATGGTAAAAAGTTTCAATTACATTTTGTAAAGCATTTTGACTTGCTTTATCTGTTTTTTTTACTTTGATATAGTACATGTCATCCGGTGCTTCGTTAACTTCATCAACTTCATTAGCTTTGTCTGATATTTTTTCTATGTGAGAATCTACATAGTCTACATCTTGTACAGGTATACCCATATTTTCAACTTGATCTTTTATACCTTTAGCAATAGATTTAGCTATACTTAAAATCTTTTTTGCATAGTTAGCATCTTGTAATGCCATTATTTCATAGTGAAATAGTAAATCGTGCAATTTAGCTAACCTAACAACCTCTTTTTTATTTTTATCTCCATACTTACCGTCTACTAATTTTTCCATGAATGCTTTTGCACCAGGACAAATCTTGTAATGTTTAGTTTGGTAACCGAATACGTTAACGTTATACTTATCAGCAGCTCTCTCTTCACTTAAAGATTTGAAATGCTTCTGAAGTTCGTTAGCTAAATGATCTACATGAACGATAGCTTCACCAGAAGGTTTAACTCCTACGTCTACCAATTCTTTATCAAATGAAAAATCAGTTAAGTGTAGTGTATCATCAGTTATGTAAAAAGAAAAAGTATCTTCACTATCATTTTTATATTCAATGTATATTTCAAATGAGTTAGGTTCTATTTTTTTAGCTTTCATATGACCTACTTCATCGCCCATACTAACGAGTGCCTTAGCTACTGCTTCACCTACCTTACGAGCAATAGCCTTGGTCTCATCTAATCCGAATTGGATGTTTTCTTCTATTTCATCTGATAGCTTAACATTTACTCCATCATCTGCTAAATCTTTAGCTTTCTTTTCATCATCGGTATATACTATACCTTTTTCTGCTTCAGCTAGTTGTTTTTGTAATGATTCTTTTAAAATGGTAAGTTTCTCTACAGTTTGAGGAATATCTTTAGTAGAAGATTTATATGTGCCGTTCTTAATTTTTTCCAATGTGAGTTCACATTTAGACAAACGGTCCTTAAGTTCTTGGTAGGTCATTTGCAAATATTTTATATACGTATATAAATAAATAGATTAACTAACCCAAATAACGTTTTTGAACTTTTCCGGTGATAAACCAAAATAATCTGTACGCCATTTAGTTTGATCAAAAAAATCTAAGTTAATCCACTCGTCTTTGATCTTCCACAATTTAGTAGCAATATCGTCCCAATCTTGAGATACTACAAACTCTTCTATTTCTTCTTTTTTTTCTATTACTTGATCATAATTGAAAGCATCCCACTCATAATGAAATACTTCAAATACTGCATCTTCTGATACGTAATCGATAGATATATCAATACCCCATTTAGGTTTCATTTTAGCTAACTTATATAACATAGGGTTATGAAGTTCAGCTATAGCTACTAACTGATCTAATGCTTGATCTTCAAAACCTTTTCTTTCAAATAAGTCACAGTGATTAATATGAGCTTTATCTCTTTTATCCCAAAGTATCCAATCGTGTCTTAAACAATCTTCGTGTCTTCGTTCTATAGGATCGTATCCATTTCTTACTAAATAAGCTTGTTCAGCTTTTGTAAGGTGATAACCATTTTGATCAAATAAATCTACGCAGTTAGGATCTTTAAGAGTTTTTATCTCTTCTGTTGCATCTAAAAAATATGCTTCTTTACGTAATTTATTTTCTACAATTTTCATTTAACGTTTTATCTAATAGTATTCTTACTTTAGCTGGTATATTAAGAAATAAACAACAGTATAGTCTAGTTCTACCATCTATAATATAATACTTATCATTCAATTCTAAAAATAAAAGAGGGTGATAATTGTTTTTAACTACTGATTCATAAATTTCCTTTATAGTAAACCATCTTCTAATATCTCTAGGATGTAAATTATCTCTTTCTTCTAAAATATTTAAAAAATTATCAAGATTTTTTTCAATTGATATTCTATCAAATATTTCTTGGCAATTTTGAGTATTGGTAAGATTTAATACTTTACTAAATTTAGACGTCTCAAAAGTATTAATTTTACAATTTTTAATAACTTCTAAAGCACAATCTTCATTTAAATTTTGAGTAAATATTTTAATGTGACGATGCCATTGATTAAATAAATTTTTAACGTCAATATCGTCATAAAACTTTTTACTTCCTCTTCCCACTTTTCATATTAGCACACCAGTGGTACATTTTACCTTTTTCACCACCGTATTTTTTAGCTTTAGCTCTTAAAGATGAAACTGAACCTTTACAACTTGCACCGGCTCTTTTTACTCTTCCTGGTCTAGATTTGCCTTTCTTTTTACCATCGGCGTAGTTTTCATGAAAAACTTCTCTTATAAGTTGTGTAAGTATGTATCTGTTCATTATACTTCTACGTTTCTTCTTTTTAATTCTTTTAAAATCAAATGTTTTTTTCTACTATAAGCAGAATTAGTATACATCGATTTTAATTCATCAGTTTTAAAACTACACGGAGGATGGTGTCTCCATATATATTGCTTGTCGATAATTTTACCTCGAGCATCTCTTTTGTACTCTTTTGTTGAAGGTTTTAATTTTACTGACATTATTTTTTCTTCCAAATTTCACCTCTACGACATCTTACTACTGCTCCTGAAGCATAAGCTGATGGCCAAGTATCATACTTTTGTTTTGCAATTCTTGTACATCTATCGTCTTCTTGAAGTACGTCTTCTTTTTGTTGATATTCATGAAGAAGTCCTACTACTAAGTTTCTAATATCTTCTTTGTATTGAGTTACCGGTGGTACTTTAGATCTTTGTTTATCTTTTGGATCACTTAATCTAGCTCCTCTTTCTCTAGCATCTTTAGTTAATCTACCTTTTACAAGATT